AAACGCAACGCACTTTCGGGTGAGGCTGAATATGACGCCTCTCATGCCAGGTTCGAAGGCGTTCGGGGAATGGCTGGTCAAAACTTTATCGCAGACAATGGTGGTTGCTACAACGTGACCGTTGATGGCTGTGAGTTGTCGCAATTCTCTGCGGCCGCGATCATCAACACCAGCACCGCCGTGGCCAATCCGCTGAACTGGAAGATCCTCAACAACATCTTCCCTGCTGACACATCCGACTTTGGGAACGTCACCCACATCGACTCCCCGCTGAACAGCGCGATCATCAAGGGCAACATCTTCGGCAAGGTACGCTCTACTGCCAAGTACATTGATCTGACCGGTGGTAACAACAACATCGTGACCGAAAATGTCCTGGGTGGTGAGTACGACACCTCGAACTATGTGCCTGGCACCGGTGACGAGTGGATGCAGAACGTGTGTGCTGTAACCGCCACGACCGCCCCAGATGGCCGCTCCGTGGCTGTTCCCGCTGCAGCTGGATAAAAGGGATAAAAGGGATATAAGCAATGGCAGCTTACGCAGACTACACGTATTACAGTACCACGTACCTGGGTACTGCCATTGCTTCAGCCGACTTCGCGCGCCTGGCACTTCGCGCCTCTGCTGTGATCGACAACATAACCTTTAACCGCGCCGCCGCCATCATCACAGCCGATACACCCGAAGCAACTGTTACAGCCATCCAGAACGCGGTATGTGCGGTCGCTGAGGAGATCCAGGAAGAAGAACTCGCTGGAAACCTTGACGGAGTAGCTGCAGAAAGTGCTGGCAGCCGGTCGGTGACCTACAACAAGAACAGCCGCAACATGCTGGCGAATGAGCAGAAGCAGTTGAACGCCGCCAGGCTCTATCTTGGGAATACAGGCTTGCTCTTTACTGGTTTTGCAAGTGGTGAATACGGCGGTCAAGTCTCAGAGGATGCATGATCACCAACACAACTATGACCCTCTATAACAAAATCTCTGGCACGGAAACGTACCAGAGAACTGTTATTCCTGGACCTGTGCAGTGGGAGAACCGCAAAGCTGCCAATGGCATGAGAACTGGTGCCCTCTCCTCGAACACTGCGAGAGTGTTCATACCCATGTCTCTTGGGGGAGATTATCTCAAGCCCAAAGCCTGGCAAGCACTGGCTACAAAGACAGGAAAATGGACGCTGCAGGATGGGGATGTCATTGTCAAGGGAACCGTGACAGACGAGATCCACGCCGCAGTACCCGCTGTTGTAGGCCCGCCTGCGGTAGCTGAAGTGCCTGCATTCACTGTAACGAGTCTAAAAGCCAAATACGATGATGTGCTTGTGATCACGAGTGTCGACACATTTGACATGGGTTCTGTTGCGCTCAGGCATTGGGAATTGGGGGCAAAATGACCCCTCCAATAATCCAAACTCCACGCGGATCCGTGATCGTCATGCCAAATGGCAAGGCCGAGTTGAGGTTTAATACCAACTTTCAGCCTAAGTATCAAAGGAAATTTACAGCAGCGCAGGTTTTCGTGGACTCAGAAGTTTTAAGGGTGTGTGAACCATACACGCCCTTGCTCACGGGAATGCTGATCAAATCCGGGCAGCTGGGGACCGTTCCAGGCGAGGGAGTTGTCTCATGGATAGCTCCTTACTCCCGCAAGCGATACTACACACCCAGGAAAACACCCAGCACCACGGGAACATTGCGCGGCCCGTTCTGGTTTGAAAACGCAATGGCTGTTTGGAAACACACAATCCTTGCAGGGGCACGAAGACTTACCGGAGGCGGTAAATGAGCATAATCAGCGCGTTGCAGACTTTCATCAAGACCTACTCCGGGCTTGAATCCACATCGGTTTGGATTGATAAGGTTGGACCCGACACTGTTGAATACGGGATCATCCCCATACCTGGGCAAAGGATCGTTACAGAAGACATCGACGGATCCTCAGTACGCGAATATCCATTTGCCCTGCAATCCTCAGTAATGACCGCCGACGATGCCACGAGATTGGCGAACAGCGAATTCTTTGAAGAGTTTGCTGACTGGCTTGAAGCGCAAACCGATGCCGGGACGTTTCCTACTCTTGGTACAGGTCAGACCGCAACGAAGATCGAGGCTACTCTTGGCGGTGCCCTGTATGAACAGGGAGAATCCCAAACCGCAATCTATCAGATCCAATGCAAATTAACGTTCGAACAAGAGCCATAACAGGCTAGAAAGAGGAACAATGGTCGACACAATTAAGACTTCACTTGTACGGTACTTCATGAATACCACACCCTCCAGCACGGCAACTTATGTGCGCATGGGGTCAGGTGTGGCCAGCGCAAAGCTGGAAATGAATCCGGAAACCACCAAACAAACCGACATCACCGAGGATAACGCCCGGGTGTCTGTTGACAGCTACGCCCCAACGCTCCCGATCAAACAGATCGCAAAGAACGCCGACGCAATTTTTGAGTTCATTGATGCCCTGCGAAAAGCGCGTGCGGTCAATGAGGATGCGGAAACTGACATCCTTGAAGTCGACGCGTATGAAACCGGCGGACCCACTGCATATCCTGCTCGCAAGCAGACGGTAAGCATCCAGATCGATACATTCGGTGGAGATGGTGGAAAACCCATTGAAATCGAATACACCATCAATTACATTGGCGATCCCGCCGCCGGAACCTTCAACGCCTCAACACTTGCCTTTACAGCCTCATAGGAGGTGACATGGTAGTAACAATCAAGAGAAGTCAGGAAAGACATTTCCTGAATACTGGCACATTGCTATCGCCAACATGGTCCTTGATGGGTACTGGTATCGCTTCTGCCAAGACAGAAATGAACCCAGAGACTACAAAAGAGACGATCATCACTGAAGACAATGCCAGAGTTTCAGTCGATTCCTATGCCCCCACGCTCCCGATCAAACAAGTGGCAAAAAAGGGTGATGCGGTTTTTGATTTCATCAATGCCATGCGCACGGCTCGGGACATTCTGGATGCTGCAGAAGCTGAGCTGGTTACGGTCCATGTTTACGAGGGTGCTGCGCTCGGATTCTACTATGCTGAAAAACAGCGTGTGAGTATCCAGGTGGATGATTTTGGTGGTGACGGCGGAAAGCCGGCAGAGATCAATTACACGATCAACTTCATCGGTGACCCTGTTTATGGCGGGTTCAATCCAACCCCGACCGCTGAATTTGTGGAAACGCCGGTTGATGCAGTCCTCACGACTATGGTGATCGGGTCAGTAACCCTCACTCCTCTCTTCGCCACAGATAAGTCCTGGCTTTGGTACGCAGGCTCCGTGTCGAACGCAACTGATACCGTGACTATGGACTCAACACTGGCAGGCGCAACCATCACTCAATATGATGGCGACAGTATCGAGGTTGCCCAGGGAGATCCCGCAGCTCTGGAAGTTGGGGTGAATCACCTGACCATTGAAGTTGTGGTTGGTGATGAAACCGTGGTCTACAACATCGACATAACCAGAGCGGCTTCATAATTTGAAACCCGGCTCGCAAGGGTCGGGTTTTTGAAAGGAATAACACATGGACGAACTTGTACTCAAGTCTGGTATTAAACGGATCGCGATCAAGGACGATGAAGGCAATGTCACGGGTGAGATCTCTTTCAATCCCGCTGATGTGGCCTTTGCAGAACGCTTCTATGCGGTCTATCAGGAGTTCCAGGAAAAGACGAAAGAATATGAAGCTAAGGCGGTTGAGTTGGATAAGGCAAACGAGCTGGTTGATGCAGAAGGGGTTCCTGTTCAATTTGCAAATGGCATTGCTTTTGCCAGGGAAGTTTGCGAATTCATCTTCGAAAAGATCGATGAATTATTCGGAGTCGGAACCAGCAAGACCGTGTTCCGAGATTCTCTTGACTTTGAAATGATCGGGCAGTTCTTCGAGGGTATTACACCCTTTATCCAGCAAGCACGTTCTGAAAAAACGAACCGGTACATCTCCAAAAAACACGGAAGGGTAATTCGCTAGTGAGCATCCTCACCGATATCTTGCCGGATGCAGTTGAAGTTGAAGGCAGGGAATATGCCGTTAATACGAACTTTCGGGATTGCCTGAAAGTTGTTATGGCATTTGAGGATGAAGAGCTGACTGGTTTAGAAAAGCAAATGATCCTGCTGCAGGTCATGTACCCGGTAAAACCAGATAACACTGAAAAAGCCATGGAAATGGCGATCAAGTTTCTGGATGGGGCGGTTGAAGGTGACGGTGAGAAATCTGACGAAAAACCTGAGCGATTATTCTCATGGGCTAAGGATGCGAACTATATTTTCGCCGCTTTCAAACAAACCCATGGAATCGACCTGGACAAGGAAAAGGATATGCACTGGTGGAAATTTATTGCCCTGTTCATGGATCTGGGCAGTGAGACATTCTTCTGCAATCTTACGGCGTTGAGAAAACGCATTTTCAGTGGAAAAGGCAGTAAGGAAGATTACGACTTTGCGCGTGAGCTGGGGCATATTTTTGAGATTGGTCAGTCCGACACGCGCACGCCTGAGCAGATCGAAATGGACGAAATATTTGACCAGGCATTGGAAGGCAGGCAAGCATGAGCGCTTATGACGGAAGCATCCGCTTCGATACGAGCATAGATTCCGGTGGATTTAATCGAGGCTTGGCAAGAATAAACAAGTCAATGGCTGGAGTACAAAAAAGCCTGATAAAAACTTACGATTCCTATATTACCGGCGTGGCAAAAATAGGCGCAAAAATGCTTACAGCGGTTCAATATTCCAGCAAATTGTCTCCTGCGATGAAGGCACTGTTTGGGAAAATAATTACTGGTGCAGCGGGGGCAGCAATGGCTTTAGGAACCGTTGTCGCCACAGCCGCCGCCGTTGTTGTGGCAGTGGTTGGAATTGCGCTCGCAATCGCCGCAATTGTTGCAATCCTTGTCCTCGCTGGAATTGCAATTTTCGCATGGGCTCAAAAATTCACTAATACCCTTTATAAGTCATTGGATGTGACCTCAGCATATCGCAGCAAGGTATTGGAACTAAAGACTGCCTTCGATACCCTTAAGGGGTCAATGATGGCTTTGGGCACGACAATACTCACTGCAATTGCACCCGCGCTTATGACCGTGATCAACTGGCTGGTAAAAGCCATAAATTACGTGTCGATGTTCATTGCAGCTCTCACTGGTCAAAAACAGGTAATGCAGTATGTTTCCGGGAGTGCGCAAGGGACAGCCAATGCTACGGGACAAGCAGCGAAAAATACCGAGAAAATGACCAAAGCAGCTAAAGGTGCCCTGGCAGCATTTGATCAATTGAATGTGCTGCAGATGGAAGAACCTCAGGAAGAATCAGGCGGGGGCGGTGGAGCTGGTGGAAACATAGTCATGCAGGCTGTGGATATCGACCCAAAGATTCTTGAAACGGTTGAAAAAATAAAGGGTTGGATCCATGAAATTGATCTGTTTTTTGATAATCTCTGGTTCGATATCAAGTATTATGCAGAAATTGCATGGAACTGGATCCTTTCAGTCGTGGTTGCAGCCGGAAATACTATTACAAATGTCTGGAATTGGATAAAGCAAGCTGCGATCGATACCTGGAACTGGATCCTTTCAGTCGTGGTTGCAGCCGGAAATACTATTACAAATGTCTGGAATTGGATAAAGCAAGCTGCGATCGATACCTGGAACTGGATCAAGCAGGCAGTGGCAGACGCTGGTGCCTGGATCAAACAGGCATGGATCGATGTAAAGCAATTCTTTTCGGACCTTTGGGAGAAAATAAAAGTCTTCGCAATTGTAGCCTGGCAAAAAATAATTGAGATTTGGGGCAAGGTCAAGGAGTGGTTCAAAACGAATGTCACCGATCCAATTAAAAACTTCTTTACCGAAACCTGGAATTCTATCAAGACCAAAGCCGGCGATGCCTGGACTAAGGTTATAGAAATATGGGGCAAGGTCAAGGCATGGTTCACAGAACATGTTACGAATCCAATCAAAGACGCATTCAAAACTGCACTGGATTGGGTAAAAACGAAATTCGAGACCATATTCACGGGTATAAAAAATTTCGTGAAGGGGATCATCAATGGGCTTATCGGCCTGCTCAATGGCATGCTGAGGGGCGCGGTAAGCGGACTCAATAACCTGATCGGTGCCGCGAACTCAGCGGGATCGGTTTTCCCGGGATGGAAACCAATTTCAACTGTTACAGCTCCTCAGATCCCGCTCCTGGCAAAAGGCGCGGTAATACCTCCGAATTCAAAGTTCCTGGCAGTGCTTGGGGATCAGAAGTCTCAACGCAATATTGAAACCCCAGAGGGATTATTGCGCGAAATTATTGACGAAAGATTATCGGCAAACCAGAATAATCAAAACGTCACAATCAACTTTGCCGGATCCATGTCGGAATTGATCAGGGTCTTGAGGCCTGAAATAATCCGGGAAAACGACAGAATTGGTGCAAGTTTAATTATTGGAGGCGCTACATCATGACCGCCTTGTGGTATAATTTCTCTATCAATAAGTGTACCCGCGATGCGCAAACATCCGGGTACGTGACCAAAACACGCGGAGGTGTTCTGATGGACGAAATTGTAACACAATCCCCCAATTGCGGTATTTATAAAATTACGAATACTATCAACGGAATGGTCTATATAGGACAGAGCCGGCGTATTAATTTACGTTTTAAGGAACACAAAAGTGGGGAACGCAAACAGCATAATTATTTTATTCATAACGCCATTGATAAGTATGGTGTAGAAAACTTCTCTTTTGAAATTATAGAAGTATGTCAAATTGATCAATTAAATATGCTAGAAATCAAATATATTGCAGAATATAACTCATTAAAACCCAACGGATACAACTTAGAGCTTGGTGGAAACGCCAACAAGGTAGTCTCGGACGAAACTAAATCAAAAATGAGTCTTTCGAAACGGGGCGAAAAGCATAATTTCTATGGTACGCGTCGAAGCGACACAACCAAACAGAGAATATCGCTAGGGAATAGCGAACCCGTCAATCAATATACTGAAAGCGGAGTATATATTCAAACGTTTCCAAGCCAAAACGCCGTTATGTTAGCTACGGGGAGGGCTTCTCACATCTCTGATTGTTGCAAGGGAAAAAGAAGATTGGCGTGCGGATATCAATGGCGTTATGCCGACCAGGGCAATAAAGACATAGATCCGGCGAGAAACAAAGCTTATAACGTTTCTCAATCACACAAAACGATACTTGCGTTTCTGAGGGAAAAACCCGTATCACAATTCACAAAAGATGGTGTCTATATTGCCACATTTGACAGTGCCAAAAAAGCGGGACTAGCAACAGGAACTAATTGGAAAGTAATTTCCGCGTGTCGCACGGGCAAAAAGAAAGCCGCTGGCGGATTCGTTTGGAGGTATGCAAAATGATTACCATAGACGGGACTGAATTCGACGTACCGATTATTGAACTTTCAGAATCATGTGATTTTCTGGATAAATTCGCAGAGCGGACCGCAGATGGCGTATTGCATCGGGAGTTGATTGGTACATATCATAATCAACAACTAAAAATTGGCAGACCAATGACCGCATCCGAAAAAACAGCATACCCGCTGTTTTGGGCAAAGCTTACAGAGGCAGTGGAATTCCATACAGTTACGGTGCCTGACTCAGATGGCGTGCCATTTACTTTTATTGCTTATTTTTCGAGTGTAAAACGACAGCTAAGAAAATGGAAGTCATTAACAACTGACTGGGCTAGTATTACGGTCAATTTTATTGCGCAGTCTCCAAAGGCCACATGAGCATAACTAATCCGAGGATAGTTTTAATTGTAGGATCAACGTCTTACACCTTTTCTGGTGAGGACGTAATTTCAGCGTCCCTGGTGGAAGAAGTAAACCCTATCAGTATTGAGTTGCCCTACAATGTTCTAGAAGTAAAGGTATATAACTCCGATCCGGCCTTATCTGTATTTTCAAGCGACTGCGTTTTGTCTGAGCGACTGCCAGTTGACTGCTACGAGAGCATAGACGGTGTCTCTTATTACTTAGGCAAGTTTTATCTGGATACATTTGTAAACACGAATGATTACACTTTAGAGTTTAGGGCTTTTGACGCAATAGGAGCCATGTCAAAGACAGATTACGACGGCGGTTTTTGGTCTGTGCCCACTTCTTTATTGATAGTGCTAAATCAGGTTTTACTGTCTAAGGGCATTGTTTTTTCTGTCGACGATTCCATCAAAGACGTGACAATCCAGGGCTGGATCCCGCCGGGAGATTTTCGTAGCGCTCTGCAGCAAATATGCTTTGCGGCAGGGGCCGTGGCGTCGTGTTCGAGGAGCGATAAGGTTATTATTACACCGATAAACCTACCGTATAGAACATTCGATATGCGAGTTAGCGATCCCCAAAAACTAAGCAGTCAACCTATTGAACTGTTGAAAGTAGTTACGAGCATTGAACTGGTCTCGCATAACTACACTGTTGGCACCGAAATACGGACAATATTCGATAAATATCTGGAAGCAGGCCAACACAAGATAATTTTCGATCAGCCTTATTATGATATTGTTGTTGACGGTCCGGGGTTTACTCCAATTGTTTTAGGGTTTGAAGACGATGCAATATTTGCTTTTGAAGACGATGCAGAACTTGAAGTATCCGGGGAATACACGTTCGATTCCCCCAACTCGTTAAGGCTCGTCATGCAGGAGGCGGGGCAGGTCACAATAACCGGTTATCCGTGGATTGACAGTAAAAGGTCATTTTTATTTTTCGAAACAGGTCTCACAGAATATGCCAATAAAAACGCCCTGATAATTTCAGAAGCCACGATGGTGAGCGAGGCATATGCTCAGACCGTGTTGGACCGGGTAAGGGATTATTATCGCCAACGATACAAGCAGACTTTTACGCTATTACCGTCAACGGTCAAACCATTGGATATAGTTTCATCCAACACGGTCTACAACAAGACAGTGTTGGGATTTGTTCAGAAAATGGAAATGAATTTGATAGGTGGATATTTACAGGTTACGGATATTCGAGGGATCGAACCGGTTTATATACCGCCAGTCGAGCATCCAGTGAGACGCGCAAGAACCGGAATAGCGATAAGTGGCGCGGACTTGATCAGGAATAATGGATTTAGAGCATATTGAGGTGAATTATGGTTATTAGAAAATTCAGTGAACTGATCGCAAGTGGGGACACCACTCTAACAGCTACAGCAGTTGGCGATTATCTATTGATTTATGACGCTAGCGAGCCTCTCGATATAAATAAAGTTAAGGTTGTATCGATTGCAGACGCACTAAAATTAGCCACTGAGACGGCTAGGCAAGCGATAGTGACGGATCAAGCAGCTGGTGATCTATTTTATGCATCTGCTGCTGGAGTATTAGCGAGATTAACAAAAGGTGCAGCCGGCCAAATATTAAAAATGAATTCTGGAGCTGACGCGCCTGAATGGGGCGGGCTTGTTACTAGTAGACAGGGAGGCAGTGCAACGGATTGGAATACACAGGGTACTACTGATTATGCTGTCTCGTCACCCAAAATTTATGTAGGCGTGGCAAGGTTATCTGTTACTTCCGGCTCCGGAAGTTCGGTGTCTATTACATTTCCATCTGCTTATACCAACAAACCGGTTGCGCTTGCCTCTCCACTTTTAGTGATAAGCGGGAGCCCAGGGGGTCTTGGTATTGCAACACAGCCATCTAAAACCGGATTGAGTTTGTTTCCACTATTTACAGGTACGGTAACATTTGTGGTTGATGTTGTATGGATGTCGATAGGAGAATGATGAAAATGCCCGCCATAGTTACTTTAGTCTTTTGTGTAGTATTAGCAGCATCCGTTTTGTTTATACCGCCGCTTCCGGACCAAGTGCAGGTTGAACCGCTGTTATTACCAACTCCGACAATTAACTACTACCAAGAGGACCTGTATGCGCAATGTGCCGGGTTGGATTCGCTGAACAAACTGCTTGAAGAACATCCGTCTCTTAGGCTGAACGGCAATTTCAGAAAAGAAGTTCAGTTGCGGTTGGAAGCTATCGAACGTGATAAAGGAATTTTAGGGCTGGATCTTTTCGAATGCCCGCAAAAGGAAGGATAACTGATGGCAAAATTATTTACAAAAAACGATCCTGTGTGGGCCGATGAAATTTTAGTCGAGGATCCTTTATATAACGTCAATGAAGGAGATGACACACCAATTCATTCAGACGTAAAAATAGAACTTGCAACAGAAGTGGCTGAGGCAGGAACTTCTTTAACTGCTGCAAGGATGAATAATATCGAAGATGGACTAGACGCGGTTGACGACGCCGTAAACGTGGAAGGTCATGATGCAAAAACCACCCCGGTTGATGCTGATGTGATAAACCTATGGGACTCGGTAGCGAGTGCTTGGAAAAGTCTGTCATGGGCGAATATCAAAGCTACACTTGGCATCGGCGATATCGAATTCACTGTAATAATAGTGGCTCCACTGTCTAGTTGTGCGATCGCAGACGGAGTTATTGAGTTCCCGATTCCCGCGAGATTGAACAATCACAATCTGACCGGGGTAACCGGATGGGTGAATACGGCGGGCGTTACAGGAACAATGGATGTGCAGGTTCGTAATAAGACTGATGCAGTTGATATGCTGTCTACCAAGATGACGTTTGACTCGACTGAGACATCTACCCTTACAGCAGCAACCCCGGCGGTGATTGACACCACAAAAGACGACGTCGTGACGAACGATATCATTGCGGTGGATATTGACGCAATTCACACAACTGCTGCCAAAGGGTTGTACATTCTCTTTAAGTGGAGTCCTCAGTAAATGATAACCTACACCTCACAACCAGCAGAAGCAGATGGGATTGATACTTATATAAATCAAGATACTCCCACTACCAATTATGGAACTCTTGTCAATATACCCGTTGGACTATTTATTGGAAGTAGCCTGCCTCTTCGAGGGCTACTAAAATTCGATTTATCAAAAGGAGAAAACCCGCCCGAACCCGGCATTACTGTGGTAGGTTCACCAAAGATTACGATTTATTGTGAGCAATACAGTGTTGCAAGAACATTAGCCCTATACGAGTGTTTGCTGGATTGGGTAGAAGGACAGGCAACATGGAATATTTGGAAAACTGGAAGCGACTGGACAACTGGGGGAGCGGGGTCTGATGGAAACGATTATCTTTCCGCTGTTCTTGGAAGTGTGGCAATAACAGGGACGGGTTCGTACGATATAGATATCCCTGCCAGTATTGTTCAAAAATGGATTGACACACAAAACTATGGAATGGTTTTGAGACATACCGTTGAAACAACAAATTTCAACAGATATAGCAGTTCAGACAATGTCACTGCTGAAAATAGACCTAAACTTACATTTGACTATATTTTGAGTGAGATGAGTGAGATTGCAGGACAAATTATTCATTATCTATAAAAGAGGTAAAAAATGGGACTAAAATTTGGTAATTTTCCAATAAAAGGCATTGATGTTTCTCAACACCAGGGTAGTATTCGGTGGGGTGAGGCAATGAATATGCACCCTTACTTTGCAGTAATTAAAGTCGGGGCGGGAATGACGATTGACCCAAAGTTTTCAGCGAATTGGATTAATGCCAAGCCACACGTTTTCAGAATTGCTTACTGGTATATGGATTACTACTCAAACTATAACGCTGGATCTTCTGCTTATGGCATGACCGATGAGGCGTGGGGCAAGGCTCAGGCGGATAATTGCTGGAACAAAATCAAGGGAGACAGCGACAATTATGTATTCCTGGATATTGAGAATGCGACATCCGCTACAGCCGCACCGATTACGAATTATGCAACCAGGGCACAAAAGATAGCCAGGGCATTCCTTGAACGGATGGACGCGCTCAATGGCAAAACGAATGGTATTTACTGTTCTCTTGGGCTACTGGAGTGGTTTGGTGCATGGTTCAGGAACCGCCCGTTATGGGTTGCCTGGTACAACGAAATGATGGTTGTAGACTGGCAGTGGGTAGAACGCTCCCTTGAATCTGTTGAAGATGCAGTGAGGGCAAAGGGTTGGACAGGAAAAATCCTAATGTGGCAGTACACAAGTGATGGTGACGTTGATGATAACGGATCCGGGGACGGCGTTCTTTATGGTATGGAGTCAAAAGCGCTGGACCTGAACATCTGGATGGAGTCTAAAGAGGAATTTGAGTTACTCAAAGGTGGTGCCACCATCCCAGAACCGCCAGCTCCTCCGGTAACTGATGGATTCTGGGCACAGTGTACCGCTGCCAAAAGTCTGACTATCCGGAAACTACCAAATGGAAGTGCAGCAGTTTTTGGATACCTGATGAACGGTGAAAAAAGATTGGTCTATGAGATCAGTAATGGCTGGTACCGGATTGGTGACGGGCAGTGGGTGTATGCAACTTACATGCAGAGAATTGATCCTCCGATTGTTGAACCCCCCCCGACAGTGATAATCCCGGTGCTGGCGGTTCCATCATCCAGTCAGAATGACGACAGGTGGAATAATGATCAACTGGGTAATTCAGAACTCACAATCGGCAGTGACGGCTGCGCAGTTTCTGGTGTCGATGCAGTGATCGCATTCCTTACCGGGCGCGTTCCAAATCCCGGGAAGCTTAACCAGGACTTAAAAAACAATGGCGGGTTTGAGGGCGCTCTTATCGTGTGGGACGCTGTAACAAAAATCAACCCGAATATTGTGGTCGATTGGGATAACTTTATCAAGGACACGGCGCTGGTAACTGAAGCCAGGATCGACGCAGTTTTACTGAGTGGGAGACCGGTACTTGCACAGGTGGATCACAACCCGTCTACCACTTCCCTGGAGCCACACTGGGTAGTCATTAATGGCAAGAATTCCAATGGCTATGTCATTATGGATACCTGGGATGGAGCAGTTGTGGATCTCAAATCGCGGTATGAAAAGGTGCTGCGGATGGTTGCATTCAGTCTCATTCCTGTAGTTCCACCTGTTGAATTAACTGAATCAGAAAAGCTTGGCAAGCTGTGGCTTGCGCATCCCGATTTGCACTGAGGTGATTTATGGCAACTAACACCGAGATGATCGTAAAGATTGCAACCAGCGTAGCAGTGATCGAAAAAACCGTAATGGGTTTGGAAAAAGCTGTGATGGGGAATGGTAAAAAAGGGCTGCTGGACCGGGTTACGGAAATTGAGAACAGGCACTGCAATGAGGACGAAGACGAAAAAGAATACAAGGAAATAAACAAAAAAGCAGAAGAAGAAAATAAGGAAATCCAAAAAGAAGTTAAGGCAAAGAAAGCGACAACTGATGCCAGATTCTGGGCGGTTGCGTTGGTGTTTATCACCCAATTCGTTGCCCAGTTTATTGCCTTGATTATTCTTTTCATCAAGACCGGTTTAATTAAGTGATCATCTTTTCGACTGGAAGTATTAGACCATCATCTTCCAAAATCCATGGAGTTCCCAGATAACTCACCTGCTCCCCGGATCTAAGAAAAGAAACCAGGTCGTCTCTGGTAAGCAGCATCTTGTGGGTAATTGACAGTAGGGAATAAGACGTTTCTACAGAAACGGTATCAATCTTCCCATCTTTCAGGGTGAATTTCTTTACTTTGATAATTGCGTATGTCGGGGGAAGTTCGGTATTAAGGGGCATTGGATTTCCACTATACCATTAACTGGAATAGTGTAATAAGCTGGAAATTACTCTGTGAAAAAATCAGGTACGTTTTACACGACCAAATACCCATAATAATGAGTAGAAACGAAATTCTATGCTGTTTTTTGGCATAATCGGGCATCGTAGCAAGCTATAGTTTCAAAATCTCGGAATCTTGAAAATCACCAGGTAACCAGCGATTCTGTGATAAGTTGAGCGTATTGACCGCGTCTATGTGGAGGCACACTGTTCGACGCACAACCACCACCGCCAGCCGGGTAATCCTGGGTAGGCAGATTGCCTTCGGGTAGATGGTAACGAATCAAAGCACTTGTCTTACTGGTAGGCACGATTTCTTTGATAAACAGCATCAGCGCGTCCCTCTGAATATCGAGCGGCGCGTTTTTGTCTTTAATTATGTCCATGATGCTGAGGCTATTCTCTTTGGCGTTGCTGATCACTTCATTGCCAGTGGCTGTGAATGCCAGGTGCTCACTCTGCTTTTCCCGGATAAGTTGCTGCTGCATCTGCAAGTCTTCCAGTTTCTTCCGGAGCGGCTCATTGGCACCCATCTCCGCGATTGCCTCGGCAACTCTCTCAATTTTTGACGTTACCGTAACAAGTTGAGCGGAATAGTCAGGCGCCTTACCTTTCTGTTTTGGCTTGGTCGCGTTCAATTCTTCCCGGTACAGAGCTATCATCATGTCAATGTTCTTTTCGATCAGGATCTCACTCTGGACCTGAGCCATAACCGCGTCTTCAACCTTGCCACAAGGATATGTCTGACCCGAGCATGAGCTGCAGCGGTAACTGGAATATTCCTTCCCTTTTGTGGTGCGCCTGCAGACGAACATCTTCCTGGAGCACTGGGGGCAAATGAGCAACCCGGATAACAGGCGGATATTGGCTGTGGAGAACTTGCCAGCTCGTGCGGTTTGACGTTTCTCTTTCATACACACCTCCTGCACCTGGTCCCAAAGTGTTTTGGTTATGGCCGGTTGGCAGTAATCATCGATGGTAATCCCGCCATAGGTCATGGAGCCGTAGTAAATCCTGCGCTTGAATAGATCGAAAAGAGAGGCATCGCTTTTGTAGAATGGCAATATTTTTTTGATCTCGAAATTATGAGCGCCATCCGCTTTCATCTGAAAAGCGCGTTGGATCATGGGCGCCGTGACCGGGTCCAATTCCCAACGGTGACCGATCCGTTTTGATCCATCTTTTTTGGGTGGTAATTCAACTGGTATTCGCATTAGTCCGCGTGGGGGCAATCCAGGCAGGACCTTGAACTGTTCGAAATTTGCATGTAATGACCTGGCAACATGGGCACCTGTCTCTTCGCTGTACATCTGGTTCTTCCAGTCAATGAGAGTTTCAAAAAGGATTCCGGTCGCGCTATCCTCAAATTGTTCAGTCAGGCTGAAGATGGTGTACCCAAGCCGGCGCAGATCCGCCTTGTAGAGCTGGGCAGTGTTGAGATCCCTGGCAAATCTGGATAATGACCAAATGATCACCCCCGCTACATCTGGCTTTGGTCGGGATTTGAGATAGTTGATCATCTCGAAAAAGGCATCACGCCCTTTTGTGGAGGTTCCGGAAATGCCGGCGTCCTCGAACACCCGGTACAGGATCAGGTCGTTTTTATCGCAAAACTGTTGTATCTCGTGAGTTTGTTCCGTGGTGGATCTATCCTTGAGCCCCTGCTCCACCCCGCCCGAGTACCGGACATAGGCAACAACTTGTGAGCCTGGAGAAAAAGGTTGCTGGGAGTTCATGGATCAATAACCTAATAGTTTTACGATAATAATCCCGATCGCAATAACAACCAGAATAATCCCGGCAAGCACCAGGATTGCGATCACATCCTGTTTATGACGATAATAGAGGGGCATTTAAAAGTTTATCTACTCCGGAATTGCCAGGTAGAATCTATCTCCCAGGATCGGATCGTACACCAGGACAAAACCTGTTTCATCTTTGCTCACAATAAATGGAATGTACCCGGTAATGACGGCGTCGCCATAAAATTCCGTGGCTTCTAATAGTTTTTCTACTCCGGCAAGGAATATTTCTGGGTCATACTCTACCCCTTTCGAGCCGAGGGCATTCATCGAAAAAACCGGATTTATTGAGCACTTTTCATCTGCTGATTTTTTACACGTAACCTGAACCTCTATGAATAAATATTCTTGCGTTGGTTCAGGTGTGGTGTTGAGCATATTTCCGGATGCAACAACCGTATCGGCTGGACGGACTATACTCAGTATCTGAAACGCCATGTCGTCCATGACCACCTCTGACCCCGCGGGAGCGGGATTACTGCGAGCCGTACCTGGCTGCGCTGTGGCAGCTGCAGCTGGTTGATCATTTCCTGAACCCGACGCCGGGGTATTGACTTGGACACCGGGATCTGAGCTGGAACCACATGCCAAAACAACCAGGGTAAGAACTAAAACCGCGACCAGTAATTGCATTTTGTTTTTCATTTGAAACCCTCCCTTTTTTAAGTTGCTTTATTAGAAATACTGTTCTATAATCTTACTACACTATTTGCCGATTCCTGAAATGGGGCCTCAATGAGATTCAAATTTGATACTACCAGATTTATTACTGTTCGGATTCTTTTCTGGGAAATTACCCTGGTGATCAAGCGCGCTCCTGCTTCTCCAGGAGAAAACGAGCATAAGTAACCAGATCTTCCTGTCCCTCTTTTTTTAGTTGATCGTACAAATATAGCAAATCATCCTTTTGGCTGCTGCTTTTTGATACCTCGGGCAATATTCCGGCTGCCCGGAAAATATTTTCCAGAGGTATTTTTAATCCCTTTCCAATTGATCGAAGCGTTTCAGGTGTCGGGTTTGTGCCAGTCTCAATTTTGTTGATTACAGCTCGATTTACTGATGCAAGCCTCGCCAGGTCCGCCTGTGTTAAATCGCGTTTCTCCCTCTCCAACTTCAACCAATTCCCAAAATCGTTTCTCATAAGATACATTTTGTCATAAAATCCGTTGCTTATGGTAACCAATATGTTGAAACCTATTGACAATCCATAATTTATTTGTTATTATGTTTCTAGTAAGAAACACACTGTTGAAAGAGGATATATGGCAAAAGAATATGAAACCGCATCGTTCGTGCTCGGCTTAACAGACCTTTCAATCATCGACCAACACAACCAGGATCTGGCAAATCCTGGGCGTTCTGCTGCCCTTCGTCACATTATCCGGGAATGGGCATCAAGGAATCCGGTTGCTGTGCCCATCGTTGGAATCATCAAGGATGAAAAGGTTGTGCTCACAGATCCTCAATTGGGTCGTGACTAACTTTGTAGCCAACATTATAGGAATGACTTGGACATCACACCCCAAACCAACCCGGAAAAAACCGTGAAAGATACTCGAATACCCATCCCAGAAGCTGCAAACAGAATCGTTGACGAAGCGAAAATGCACCTTGCAGATCAACAGAAATTTTTGTTTGAAATCCTTCGGGGCGGGTTGTCGGATGCTGAAATTTACCGACGCCTGGCGTTGATCAATGACCTCTCACACAAAGCCGCCAATCTATTATCCGCAGCTCAGTGCGTTGGCAAATCCGCCGCGAAGATAGCAGAGGAAATGTCTGCATCTGTGAAGGAGCAGCAATGAGCCAGGACTTCAAAGTAACCACTGAATTGATTTTTGAACCAGCTCACAACTGGTCCTGCCTCAACAAGACCGAGACCTTGAATGAGGACCTGGAAGTGGTCGAAGGCACAGAGATTGTGACCGGTGCCCTGGCGTTTTCTCTCAAAGCCATGGATTTACTTGACCGCTACCAGATGTGGCTTGAATCTGAGCGCGTGCGCCGGATCAACCTGGCAAAAAGCATGCTCTACGAAGTAGGAGTCAGCTAATGGGAGTTATCGAATTCGGATTCATATTGTTTGTACCCCTGCTCGCCATCACGTGGTTGGTGGAACGTAAGCCCAGGAATGCACGAAGAGGACGCGGCCATGCGCGATAACCGGCACAACCTCAGTCATTGGATGTTGGGCAAGCGGGATCTAAAGGGTCGATTGCTCAGCGACAGAGAGCGGGAAGCGACAAGAGACGCCCGTTTCATGAGCCTGATCATGAACGAGCCTGAGAATCCAATCTGGAAATACTTCACGCAAAAGGTTGATCAGGAATTGAAGACGCTGATGGGCATGGACAGCTTCAATGACTGGATAGATGAAATGACGCTTAAGTATCCGGATCCTGAGGTCATGACCTGGCAAGAGATCTACCTGGTGTCAAAAGAGAAGCTGGATGCGGAAAGGAAAGCACATGACAGATCAGAAGAATAACCAGGTAAGCGATGAAGAGCTGGCATTCCTTGAGGCTTCAGTTGCGCTTGACCGGGCATGGGATCACCTTTTCCATGTGTCCAGGTGCAATTGCGAACAGGCTGAGATTGAAAGTGCAGCCAGGCAATGTATTGAACTCGAGCACGCCAAGCATTCACTTTATCGCTGCTGGAAAGAGAATCACCCCAATCGCTATGAGGCTGGCAGTATCCGCCTTGTTGGTGGTGAGCACATCGACGACACGTGCGAACGCTGTGCAGTTTGCGGACGGAAGGTAATGCCAGTAATAAGTGAAACACCGGGGGCAGAAGTCCCCGTTATACCCTAGTTCAAAAGTTGGAGGAGAAATGACGAACGAAAACGGTAATTCACTATCTGTAAGAGAAGGCAACAGTTTTATAGCTCCGGTTGCTGACATTGGCCAGGCACTGGCACGGTACAACGCCTTTGCTGAATTCGTGTCAAAGATTCTCAAGAAAGACCAGGACTTCGGAGAAATCCCTGGAACCAATAAACCAACTTTGCTTAAGCCTGGCGCTGAGAAACTGAGCACCTTCTTTGGTATTCGTCCAGTTTTTGTCATTCAAGAAACCGTGAATGATTGGACCGGTAAGGATCACGGTGGGGAACCTTTCTTTTTCCGTGAATACAAATGCCAGGGATTCAGGAACGGTGAACTGGTCGGTGAGGGTGTTGGTTCCTGCAATTCCTGGGAAAAGAAATACCGCTATCGTTGGATGAATGAAGCCGAGATCCCCGCTAATGTCGATAAATCAACCCTTGAATTCATCGATGGCAAGATATCAGAATTCGGGTTCGCAATCGACAAGGCCGAGACTAGCGGTAAATATGGCAAACCTGCTGCTTACTGGAAACAGTTTAAGGATGCAATTGCAAATGGTACCGCTGTTTCGGTCAAGAAAAAGACCAAGAACGGGGAAATGGACGCGTGGGAAATTGGCGGGAAGTTGTATGCAGTCCCCAACCATGACCCCGCTGACCAGGTGAACACGATCGACAAAATGGCGCAAAAACGCAGCCTGGTTGCAATGGTATTGATCACCACCAATGCCAGTGATTACTTCACCCAGGACATGGAAGATTTTGTCCAGGGTGAATACACAGACGTAAAACAGGTTGAAGTAAAACCCGTTGAAGTCAAGACCAGCACACATAAAAACTACGTCATGACCTATAAGCAAGCCTGTGACGTTACCGGAAAAGAAGGTGAGCGTTACGGGAACCTGAGCAACAAAGAGCTCGAAGGGAAGAAAATCGGGATCTCGAAAATGCTCAAGGAAAACCACCTGGATGCAGCCACTCAGCAACAGTGTGAGTACAAACTCGAAGCGCTCAAGATCCTGCTTGCAGTTCCCGAAGGTGAAAGACTGGAACGAGCAGGACAGCCCACCCTGGACGTACCCGCTGAAGGTAGCGGCGGATAGGTCGTTTCTCCTTTATGCCCTGGCTGGTTTCCCTAGAGACTGGCCAGGGCAAGGAGCGGAGGACACATGGCAGATCTTCAACAAACCACAATGAAAGTAATTGCACTCATGGCGAAATATGCAGGTGAGCCAGAAGTAGCGCCTAGTGTAGTCAATATTGACAGGGTAACGAGTGTTGATTTTTCGGTGCTGGAAATCCTTGTTGACGTGCTCACCATTGCCAACGAGCAAAAGCAACAGATTGACGACCTTCGGAAAGAAGTCACGGTTTTGCGAGCTGCCACATTCCTTTGCAACAGCGAGCCCCAATCATGAGACTGATCAACTTCACCAAGACCCCAAAGATTGACGGGCACCGCATCACCACCCCGCCTATCTATGTCAGAAGTGACATTGCCTTGCCCCTTGTTGGTGAAATGGTTAAGGCATCAAGAAACCTCTATGACACCGTGCTTATGGGCGAAGTGATTGAAGTCAACGAATCCACGCGGACTTACGTAGCCCGGTTTAGCGCCGTGTCCTGGGAATCCGGGAAGAAAAACGCGGCATTAGGTCTTTGAAAATTAAATATTGGCGGCGGTGTGAAAACGGAAGGCAAATTTAAGATCCAGCCGACCGGGTGGGAACACACATATACGCGAGAAGAGCGACTCTCAGGAAGTCTCATACCCTATGGAGTAAGTCAAGGCAGACGGAAACCTAACCGTTATGGGAATCCAAAAGCTCACTGAGTTCAAATCTCAGCCGCCAAAATAAAACCCTATGAGTAAATCGTCCAGAGTTCATTTACTGGTAAAGCGTCTGGAGCTGGAGCCGTAACCAGCATAGGCTATCAGATCGACACGAAGAGAGGAGGCAATATGCGAGTTACTTAGAGTAATACCCAAACTTCTGCTAATTCAGGAACTATGCCCGGAGGCGATCACTTCTCAAATCCTGGCATCTTGCAAGTAAAAAATCTATGAAATGGAGGAACTATGACGGATCAACCTACTGTAATTCAATCGGAAGCATTAAAGGAATTAGCCAGTTTGCGCAAGCTGGCAGCCATTCAAGCCGAAGTGGTGAAAAGACTTCAAGAAAATCTTGAAGAAACTCCCGCTTTCAAGAACCTGGCTGAATCCAAGGATGCACTGGCTGAATACTCCGCGAAGGTCGACGAACTTACGACTGCCATCAAAGCAAGCAAAGCCAGTGTGATCACCGAAACCATTGAGGGCATGGATAAAAACCAACGCGCCGCTGCGTTCGCTGAATTCAAGATGTTATTACCGATGGGGTTATCCCTTCGCGTGAATCACTTCCTTGAATACGACGAACAGGATGTTATCAAGTGGTGTGCGGAGAACGCAAAAACAGTTCTCAAAACCGTGCTTGATAAGAAGCCTTTTGAAGCGTTGGCCGAAGCGACCGAAATTCCCGGTGTCAAGAAAATTGACGTTCCCACGATCACAATCGCTTCGGATCTGTCGCTGTACCTGTTGTGAGTTGACCAATGGCTAAAAAACTATCGATGTCACGGATAAAGAAACTCCGCAAACAGCAAGTCAGTCTTTTCGCGCCGCTGTTGAGCAGGTCTGAAAAAGAGACCGTGAAGCACCTGTCTCAGCACGACGCCGTTGTTTTCCTTCGTGCCCGGCGCCTGGGTATTACAGTTGCCGAGTACAAATTCAAATATTGTAAGTAAAGGAGAGTGTTGGTATGTGCGATTGCATTGACAAGCTGAATGCGCAACTGAAAGAAGGCGGACACAACATGGTTATTTCTCAATCGTTTGGAATTCACGGCACTATTCCCAACGCAAAGGTATTAACCGAAAAGAGAGACTTGGCTGTAAAGAAAAAACCGATACATGTTTTTGCTACGTTCTGCCCGTTTTGTGGTGAGAAATACCCAGATCTTAAATAAATCTACCCGCCTGCCGGCGGGCATATACACCGGCAAGAGGTTTCACATGGCCAACATTCCACAAATAAGCGATAGAGACATTGCCGCGGTGAAACATGCACTCAGTGGGCACCAGGGAGAACAGAATCGAATTTCGGTTGAGGACCTAACCGCCCAGGTATACGGTGAATTCACAGCTACATTCAGAAGGCGTTTACGAGCTGTAATCCACGAGATCAATACCGTCGATAAAGGCAACCTACTAATTCTTACAGACGTTGGAACCGGCGGAGTATGGACAGCCGACAACGACCCAATACCTGCGGTATCGTTTTATCACTCCGAGCACAACAGGGCAATGGCGTTGTTAGAAAAGACCGCGGCAATGGGAAGAAAAATAGAACGCTTATACGGTCGTGAAGCCTTGCGCCCACTTCCAGGACAGGATAGGTTGCTGTGACAAGAAATCGTAAGCGCGTGGGGTGGACTTCTGGCGTTAAAGAGGTTGTGTATGGCTAAAGGTAGATTTTTGAGTAAGCAGATCACGATTGATAAAAGGGTAAATGACCTCAAAGACCCCTGGTCAATGTTAGGGTTTTCGTGGCTGATACCTCATGCTGACCGCGAAGGAAGAGTAAACGGAGATCCCGCCGTATTAAAGTCGCTTGTTTTCCCGAGACAAAATGGCAACATTTCAATAGAGTTTATGGAAAACCTCGCAATTTCATGGCAAAACGCAGGATTAATTATTTATTACGAGGACGAAAACGATAGATATATTCAGCTCGTAAACTTTGAAAAACACCAAACTGGACTACGAAAAGACCGCGAGCCAGCATCAATAATACCCGGATTTAATCCGGATAGTTGTCGGATAGTTGACGGAAAAAAACGGGTTAAGTTAAGTAAAGGTAAGTTAAGTAAAGATAATACGCCGGAAAAACCATCCGGCAAGAATGCTCCTTCAAAAGAAGAACCCAAACCTTCCAAGAACAATGAACTTGAAGATCGAATGATTAACAAGTTTACCGAGATCACCGGAATAAAGATGATGCCGACGGAGTACGCAAAGAATCAAACCCTTTGGTACAAACCGGTCCGGCACATGCTATTCCAGGTGGACAACGACATAGGCGAGGCTGAGAGTCTACTGGAATACGCAATCGCTGAAATGAAAAAGATACCGCTTAATTTTCACACACCAAATTCTGTAATTTCAACCTTTGATGGTGTGATAGGGAAAGAAAAAAATAATGGACATTGAAGCGCGGGTTATCGAAATACTAACGAGTAACGGATACAAGTCAAAAGGTAACGACTGGCAGACTTACGAATCCGCAAAACGATTATGCCTGATGGAAATTGACGCTGAGGGCAGCGAATACGATTACATAATCTCAGTGATATGCAGGTATCTCAATGTCTGAAATCAACGTCAACCAACAACCATATTCCAGGGATGCCGAGGACGCGGTAATTGGCAGTGTTTTGGTCAACCCGGAATCATACAGGGAGATTGCTCCCTTTGTCACGTCCGAGGATTTTTACGTTATTCGCAATAAGTGGATATGGGGTGCGATTGAGACAATGTTTCGAAATCATATTGAAATCGACTTCCTTACCCTGTCGAAGCAATTAGACGCGGACGGTAAATTAACTGAGATAGGCGGACAAGGGTATTTGATCGGATTGGTTACTAATACCCCTTCCAGTTTGCACGGTGAGCATTATGCCAAGATTGTGCAGGATTATTCCAAGAGGCGGTTACTCATTCAGGCGGCGACAAGTTTAGCGAAGTCTGCATACGATAACCAGGTTGATATTGACACGGTTGTACCTAATCACATTTCAACCGTTCTTAAATCTCTGAAAACGGAAAATAAAACGGAGCCGTTGGGGATTGGCTTAGGCGCATTATGGGATGATATTCAAAAAAGACGTGACGATCCAAAAGCGATATTTGGATTATCAACTGGAATTGCAGGACTGGATAGGATCACGGGGGGTATACAACGCCAGGAGACCTTCATGATTTCGGGTGAACCTGGATTAGGGAAGTCCTTATTGTCTGTACAGATTGCGTTCAACATGGCGAAGGCGGGGCATCCGGGCGTTATCTTTGAATTAGAAATGTCGATGATTAACACCCTCCGCAGGGCATTATCGAATGAATCCCAGGTAGAAGCTCGGAGTATGAAGTCAGGGTACGTGAATGACAACCAAATGATCGCAATAGGAAACGCAATCGCAACGATGGAAAAGCTGCCTATTTTTATCTCGAATTCCACCAGTTGGACCACTGCCTCATTACGGTCTGAAATCACCAGGCTAAAGCAGGAACATTGCATTGACTGGTTTCTGGTGGATTATTTGGGCAAGATGAAAGACAAGCATCCAGGTGGCAAGGAATTTGAGCGCATAGGGATTATGGGCTCCGCTTTACACGACACCTGCATGGATCTGAATGTCGCGGGAATTTTGATCCACACCATGAATAAGGCGGGATACAGCGACAACCCAGGCATGGAAGCATTATCCGGTGACACAAAAACAGGATATGACCCGGACGTGGCTGTGTTTATCACCAAAGATGAATCCAGGGAGAACAAAGGTAAGAATATTGTCAATCTATCGTTTGGTAAATTCAGGGAAGGCGACAGCAGCGAGACTTTGAAGCTTGTCAGGCGCGCTAACTTCCCTCAATTTGGTGAGTTGGAAAAGCAGACGAATCAGTATCAGTAAAGAGGAGAAAATGATCACAAAAATATCCACCCTACCAAGAGAACTATTCAAGGATTATGGCGCGAATTTCAAGGCTGTCGGACACGATGAAGCCTTAAAAATCCTGAGAATGCGAATTGTAGGACGTCACGGCCATGCCTGGTACGTGACCAACAAAGACCGGATCTGGAAAGAGATTGCTGCCATTGAGGAAAGGATAACGAAATGACCAGCTTTATTCCTGAACAACCAAAAAATGATGTCTCAGTTCCTTGTTACGAGGACACAAACAGCGAGTCGGGCTGGCAGGGTCAGGCGACATCAAAATCTTTGGAAACCTTGAAATCCGAAGTCGCGGCATCTATCAGCCGGTTGGGCGGGATGGTTACCGGTTTCCAAAAAGGATTATTCCAAATCGGGGCCGTTGAGCGGGAAGGATTCAGGATCCATTACAGCCTTGAAACCCCGAACGGCGGTCTTGTACCTGGTCGGATTGATATCGCCGCCTTGCCGGTGAGGAAATACAACAACAAAGAGAAAAGCCTGAAAATGGCCTTGTACATGATGAAAATTGCCTTTGACGGGATGTGGTTTCAACAGCGTCTTTCCCCTGGATACGCTCCGCTCATGCCATTCATGCTTGCAAAAGGTGATCAAACCATTTCGCAACTATGGAGTGAAACGGCCATGATGAGCAACTTACTTCCACCAGGTGAGAGTGAGTTTATTGATGGTCAGGTTGTTGAGATAGGGAAATAATCCCTGTTTCTGTAGAAACGAAAAAGGAGAAAAAAATGGCTGGAAGAGGATTAAGCTCAGAAGATACAAAATCAGTTCAGATGGACACCGCGTTCATCAATTCTATGACCGTCAGAATGTACTGCGCATGTGGGGATGCTGTAAGGGTGAGCGGATCTCCCCTGTACGTTGAGGATTCGGTTATGTTTTTTACCCAATTACACAATAAGCCAGGATGTGAACCTTGTGATTCAAAAACAGCGGCCAGGGCAAGAGCAAAGAGAGAGCGGGAGGGAGCATGAGCGGTAAAACGAAAATTGAATGGGCAGATCGGGTGTGGAATCCGGTTGTTGGATGCACGCCGGTAAGCGCGGGCTGCGCACATTGTTATGCCAAGCGGATGTATGACCGGTTTTACCAGGGCAAACCTTTCAGTGAGGTGCAGCTGCATCCGGAGAGATTGAGTGATCCGGAAAAGTGGAAGGCTCCGGCGCGGGTGTTCGTGAATTCGATGAGCGATCTCTTCCACGAGGATGTACCGGATGAGTTCATAGAGCACGTTTGGGAAGCAATGTTTCTCTCCACCAGGCACACGTTTATGATCCTCACCAAGAGACCGGATCGGATGCAGAAATGGGTCGATCAAATGCTGACCGGTTGCATGTCAAGAGTATTTGACAATATCTGGCTGGGAGTGAGTGTTGAGGATCAAAAGACGGCCGAGGAAAGGACCCCGCTGTTATTGCAGACGCCAGCTGCGCTGAGGTTTGTGTCTGTTGAGCCGATGCTTGGGGCGGTGGATCTCGGGCATTACCTTTGTCTCACTCATTCAAAAGGCGGTTTGACACTGGGTAATTATCTTGATTGGATAATCTGCGGCGGGGAGAGCGGTCCGGGTGCACGACCGATGCATCCGAGCTGGGCAAGGTCACTGCGGGATCAATGCGTGAGCGCGGGTGTACCTTTCCTTTTCAAGCAATGGGGAGAATGGGCACCTGTAGATTTTGAAGCCAATGTATCGCATTCTATTGTCTCGAATGGCTTGAGAATGGGAAGAGTTGGCAAACAGACGGCTGGCAGGATATTGGATGGTCAAATATGGAATGAGTTCCCGGAGGAAAAATGACCGAGCGACCGATCTTATTCAGTGGCGAAATGGTGAAGGCGATCCTGGAAGGCAGGAAAACTCAGACCAGGAGAATTGCTAAATTCAAAGCCAGAGAACCCGGATTGAACTTTGGCTGGTCAGGTCTTGAAGTGGGTAATTATTGCACCGATGTTCCTGCAAGCGGCATTGTGCTTCAGGCAAGAAGGGGTGATGGTTGCTGGGAAGACAAAACTTATCCGCTTCATTGTCCCTACGGTCAACCAGGTGACAGGTTGTGGGTAAGGGAAACATGGAAAATTGCATCCTTCTGGGAAGGTATGCCAATGGATTTTCAATACAAAGCTGACGGCGCAATATGTGAAGAAAACCGCAGCGGAGAATTTGCCCCCAACTATGAGGAATGGTTTGAAAGAGTTAATTGGAATGCCGAGAAATACCTGAAAAAGAGCAACTGTGAACAAGACGAAGAAGGTAATTACATCTGGTCAGCTGATAAGTCGCCTTTGCCCTGGCAACCCTCAATCTTCATGCCACGCTGGGCAAGCCGGCTCACGCTGGAAATTGTCAAAGTCAGGGTGGAGCGGGTGCAGGAGATCTCCGATTCAGACATCATGGCTGAGGGAATTGAAAATTGCCAGTACGCATTACCGCCATACTGCACGCATTGCAGTGGGCATGAGCATCTGTGCAATCGTGATAGATTCCGTGACCTTTGGGATTCCATCAATGCCAAACGCGGATACTCGTGGGAGTCAAATCCGTGGGTGTGGGTGATTGAGTTCAAGAGGATACCATGACGGAACAACAAACCCAATCTGCAATTCTTGACCTTATCCGGTTCCGGGGTGGAGTGGCAACCAGGGTGAACAGCGGCGCCGCCGTATTCAAAGGCAGTAACGGCGTCGTCAACGTTATAAGGGGTGCTGAAAAGGGTACGTCGGACATAATCGGTCTTTACCGTGCCTGTTACCTGGCTATCGAAGTGAAATATGGCAAGGGCAAGCCAACGCCGGAGCAACTTGAATTTCTGCGCATGGTGCGGGACGCAGGCGGTTATCCCCTGATTGCCTATGACGTTGATGATGCGATCAAGTTGTTGGATGCGATTGATAAGGCGGGAAAATAGAGCAGCCCAGGTTATCACCACGGCAGCAAGAGGTCTTGCAGCTTTTTGCGAATGGGGAGCAGCCCAAGACCATCGCGCACAGGCTCGGGATCAATGTGCGCACGGTCAGGGGTTATATCTATTCGACCTGCAGGCGTTTGGGGGCAAAATCCACACAGCACCTGGTGGGGGTTGCGCGGGAGCTGGATCTTGTCAGTATCGAAGTCCATTTACCGGAACCATCACAGCTTGAGCTGGATTAGCAAAATTACATAATTGTCACGGGCGTCATTTGAATTTATCTTGATAGGTGTACAGAGTACATCTATTTTTTTTATTCAAAAGGAGTTGCTATGAGTCTGAATGATTTTTTGATGTTGTTGTTGACCGCTGGTGGAGCCGCTGCCGTTGCTTCATGGGTACTCGAAAGGATGAAATGGTATAAAGCCATTGTGGATCCTGAAAACAAACGATGGGTATTCTTTGGGGTATGCGTTGTATTGGCTGTTGGCGCGTTCTGTGTCATCACATTCGTGCCCGCCGCTGTTCTATTGGCAATTGCGCCCTACTTCGCTATCGTCGCATCTGTTTTCGCATCCGTATTCCTGGGAACTTCATTCCACAATACCGACAAATTGAGCGCTTCTGGTACAGTGGCTAATCCCATAATCACGGCGGATGTTTCTTCAAAAACGGCGAAGGCTATCACAGCTTCGGAAGATTCTCCCGGGTAATCTTTTCTCCTCCTTTCCTCGTCCCCCGCCTTAGGCAAGCGGGGGCTAGAGGAGCATTGCTATCCGGTTATGAACACGCAAGGCACGCTCAATCAGCAAACTATCCCTTATTCCCCTTGATAGTCGTAACCGGATCGGAGTGATGAACGCATGGCGGAAAAGTTATCCGATGTTGATATTTTGGCTCTGGACTATGGCGGAAAAGTAAAGTTACTCGAACGGGTTGGCCAACAGATCCTGAAATATCAAATAGAGTTTTCGCAAGTGGCAGGTAGGTTCGCTGAAATCAAGGCGAACCTTGAAGTATTAAAGCAAGTCAAATCAGTCTTGCAATCCTCATTGAAAGCCGAGCAACCGGAAGGCGGTTCCAATACCCACCGAAGACACGAGCTTACCAAAAACCCCATCTACAACAAGCCCGAAGCCGAAACCGCAAAGCGCAAAAGAGTTTAAGGAACTCGCTTTTGTAGATATGTACTTCAGGTGCAATATGAACGGCACTGAAGCATATCAGCGGTTGCACCAAAAAACAACGAGGGAGAATTGCAGTGTTGCTGCCTCAATTTTAATAAGAAACCCTAAGGTTAAGGCAGAAATTTCCCGTCGCCTAGATGAAATGGCCATGCCAAAGAGCGAGATCTTATCGCGCCTTTCAGGTATGGCTAGGGCAACGACATTCAAATTCATCCGCATAACCGAGGAGGGTTTTTGCTATTTTGATTTCAGTGATCCCGAAGCCGAACAATACTTTTACCTGATCAAGAAGATAAAAACCAAAAGAACACGCCGGCTTGAGGGGAAGGGAAAGCACGCTGAGCCGTGGGAAGATGAATGGATTGAAGTTGAGCTGCATGATTCCCGTGCTGCACTTGAAACGCTTGGGAAATATCACAGACTTGAACAACCTGATTCTGATCTTCCCGCGGTTTCCAACACACTCACAAACCTTCCCGCTGACCTCTTAGCGCCAAGTTTTTTCAATGTATACAGGGATGTCAAAGAAGGCAAGCATTTCGAGTACCTGCTCAAAGGCGGGCGGGGTTCAACAAAATCCAGTTTCACATCCGAAGCCATTATCCTATTGATTGAAAACAACCCCAACATTCACGCGCTGGCAATGAGACAGGTTGCCAATACCTTGCGCGATTCCGTATATTCTCAATTGGTTTGGGCTGTGAATGTCCTGGGGCGGGCTGATCAGTGGAAGTGCATGACCTCTCCTCTTGAAATGGAATACCTGCCAACAAACCAAAAGATATATTTCAGGGGTGCGGATAAACCGGAAATGATCAAATCCATCAAGCCGTCATTTGGATACATTGGTGTTGGCTGGTTTGAGGAGCTTGACCAATTCCATGGGCAAGAAGCTATCCGTAAAATCGAGCAATCCGTTTTCCGAGGTGGCGAGCTGGCATGGAATTTCAAGACCTACAACCCCCCACCCACGGCTTTGAACTGGGTAAACAAATACGCACTCATTCCTAAAGAGAATCAGCTTCAGCACCACTCGACTTACATTGATGTGCCCAGGGACTGGCTTGGTCAAACCTTCCTGAATGAAGCAGAACACCTTAAGACAGTCAACCTCCTGGCTTACGAGCATGAATACCTGGGCAAGGTTACGGGCACTGGTGGAGCCGTGTTTGAGAACCTTGACATCAACCCCATAACCGACGCCGCAATAGCGGAATTCGATAACATCCTCCGCGGTCTGGACTGGGGTTACTTCCCTCACCCACTCTCATTTGGGAAGATGCATTACGACAAGACCAGGCACGAGCTCTATATTTTCGCTGAATTCAACTGTACCAAAATGGGCAATCGCAAGGTGTACGATGAGCTCACGAGATTGGGATTAATCGATCACAAGGGATTAATCGATCACAAGGGATTGATCATTCCCGACAGCGCAGAACCCAAATCGATCGCGGATTTCAGGGAATATGGAGCAAACGTGATCGGTGCTGAAAAGGGTCCAGACAGCATCGAATACTCCATCAAGTGGCTGCAGTCACTGGCGAAAATACACATTGATCCCGTGCGCGCACCGCTTCACGCGCAACAATTCCAACAATACGAGTACCTGAAAAACAAGGATGGAGAATACATGAGCGCCTTCCCGGACGTTGGGGATGATGCTATTGATGACACGCGCTACGCTACGAACCTGATATGGCGAAGGCGGGGGCAATAGTGACTCGTAAAAATTCACCAATTGCATTGGTGCCCAGGATAAGAGATAAATGAATCAAGTTGACTTAGGAGGTCAAAATGACTTTGTTAAATAAAGGAATTGATACAAACGAAAACGGGACACAGGCTCAAGCGGTAACGATCCTGGACAAGGACGGTAACCAGATCGACGAAACCTACCCCCTGCCAATAAGCGGAACCGTAACGGCTGAGGGTGGTTTGACTGATGCCGAGTTGAGGGCTGCACCTGTTCCGGTAAAAGGATCTGGCTTTGAGATCTCAATTCCACTGACCGTGACGAATGGGGTCTATACCATTGGTGATGTTGTTGGTGGGCTGATCACGATACCAAATGCCGTTTCCGCTGCGGGCAAGCGCGGATTTATCTATGAGCTCACGCTGGCAGGTGTGGCGGCCATCCCGTACAACCTGTTCTTTTTCCCGTCGGATATTGCTACTCCCGCTGCAGATAATGCACCTGGGACGATGGTGGCGGCAGATATTGCCATGTGCAAGGGTGTGATTCCGATCCTGGCGGCTGATTACCTGGCTCCGGTATCGGCGTTCAATATTGCCACGGTGCGCGAGTACCTGGCGTATTCATGCCCAGCCACCACGCTGTATGCCTATTTGGTGGCAGTGGCAGTTACCAGCCCCGGCACAACCACGTTGACGCTGAAATTAAAAGGCGAATACATTGATTGATTGCGTGAACTTAGAATTTTATGTGAGGTGTGCATGGATATAGCAAAGATGATTGTGCTGGGGATGTTGGGGGGGAAGAAGGCGACCACTTATTCCATCAGCGGTAACGTGTTCGATGGTGTATCCAATGTTGCCGATGTTACCGTAGCGCTTGGAGCATACAGCGCGACCACCGATGCGAGTGGAAATTACACCATTAGCGCCGTTCCTGCTGGCACAACTGGCAATCTAACCGCGACAAAATCGGGATACTCATTTACTGCAATAGCAATATCCGCATTGAGTGGAAACCTTACTGCATATAATTTTGTGTCTCCGTGGTATTTGTACGGTGGTGTGTCTCCGTCTGTTTGTGTGGCAGCATATCAACCTTTGGGGGCTGCTAACATTGCCGCAAGTTATATAAATTTAGCAAATCCAGGCACGTATGACTTAACCGCAACTGCCGCACCGACATTTGACGCGGCAACTGGCTGGACATTCAACGGAAGTTCACAATTTTTATTGACTGGAATTGCAGTAAATTCGTATAACTGGGGCTTTTTAATTAGGTTTAGCGATGGACTAACAACTGACACCAGAAGTATTTTTGGAAGTAGAACTGATGCTGCTGGAAACAAGAGATTCGGTCTTTTTCCCGCATTGAGCGGAGTTGCATATTTTGGCAATGGTGCAAATCTCGCGTTAGCCGCAACCACTTACACATCTGGTGTGATTGGGCTATCTAAAGCCACAGGGTATCAAAATGGGTCGGCGGTTGATGGGACTATTGGGGCCGGAGACGGTATTTCCACACACGAAAACTATATTGGATGTCAAAACTACAACGGAACTGCCAGTTACTTTTGGGCAGGAAAAATACAGGCTCTCCCAATATACAATGCCGAACTAACCGCACCACAAGTATTGGCAATTTCAACCGCAATGGCAGCTTTACCATATACAGCTATCAACCAGACATATTCAAGTGCGATAGGAGTATAAATGACAGCCATTACGAATCTTATTGCAAGAGTTTGTTATTCAAACACTGCCAATCAGCCTATTTTACTTCTTGGTCACGGATGGAATGGTGACGTGACCAGCTTTGGAGATACCACATTAAAACGACTGGCGTCTTATGGGTTGTTTGTTGTTTCTGTGGGTCTACGCGGAAGAAACAGCGCGACAGGCGCAAACGATTGTAGCGCACGAGAGATTTACGATTATTATGACGCGCTTACGACAATTCGTTCACGGTTTTCCAGGTGGGTAAGTCCTACAAAAGCCGCCTTCTTTGGATTGAGTGCAGGTGGTGGTAATGCCTTTGCAGTTGCCAGTAAGTTTCCTGACACATTTAATGTCATAACTGAATACTTTGGCATGAGTGACTATGGGCGTGACGCAACCGATGGATGGTATCAGAACGGAGGAACAGGATACCCTGCCGCCGTTGCCACTGCCATAGGAGACACTCCAACCAATGTACCTGATAAATATTATGCAAGGGATGCGACAGTTGCGATTACCAATTTTTCAGGCGGATTTCTGTACCTGTACCACGACAAACAGGACACAATCGTGCCGTGGGTTCATAGCAACAGGATTAAGACAATACTTGATACCGCATCAATGACTAATTATGCAGCGTCTTTTACAGATACAGGAGACCCTAGCAGATGGCTTCATGGTTATGATAATGTGATTCCAGAGGCTACGTGGTGTCCTAAAATCATAGAGCAGGACGTTTGGACAATTCCAGAATCAGGAACAATTACTGTGATTGGCTACATTGTCACTAAACGCTTCACAATTTGGCTGAATACTGGACTGGATGCCGCTGCCACAGTTGTTTATGACACAGCGGCAGGAACGTACACAGTGACCCCGTTGACGAGTAATGCTGTGGTTGCTGTGACAATAACACAGGGAGCGTTAACCGCGAGTGGAAACACGGACGGGGAAACGTTGTTCACGGTTGCATAAAATAGTCATTAAAAAGGGAAAATGAGCAGAGTAACGATCCGAAATGTGACCACGACTCCAGAAAAAATGGCGAGGATCAATCCGCAGAATATCAGCTTGATGGAAAGTTTTTTGCGTGAAAAGGATATCCGGTCCGCAACAGGAACCGTGGATGGATACCGGTCAGATCTGAATATTTTCTTTGTCTATGTTCTTGATCACCTGGAGAATAAGTTCTTTGTGGATATCCGCAAGCTGGAATTCGCCGAGTATTTCAACTTTTGCGTGAATGAGCTGCAGTGGAATTCCGCGAGGTTCAACCGGATGCGGTCCTGCCTCTCTTCCATGAGTAATTTCATCGAGAAGTACCTGGATGATATGTATCCCTCTTTTCGGAATGCAATACTGAAGGTCATTGAAACCATGCCATTGAGCGCCGCCAGGGAGAAGACGATCCTCTCGGAGAACCAGGTGAACCAATTACTGCAGCACCTGATGGACACCAACCGAGAACAGGAAGCCTGCCTGGTGGCGTTGGCTGTTGCAAGCGGCGCGAGAGCCAGCGAGCTGATCCGGTTCCGGACGGATATCATCGACATGAATAACCTGGTTTACTCCGGCGTTTTCATCGAGACCACGGAAATGATCAAGACCAAAGGCAGAACAAAAAGCGGGGATTTGAAATACAAATACATCATCAAATCAATTTTTGAAAAGTATTACGCGTCCTGGATGGCCGAGCGGGAAGAGATCCTGCGCCAAACAGGCCAATCGCATAACTACCTGTTTATCAGGCACGATGGTGTACCAGCAACCACATCGACAATTCGTAACTGGATCCCGGAATGGGAAACGTTTTTAGGTGTGAATGTATACGCTCACGCCTTCAGGCATTACACGGTGACGTTTCTCACCCGGATGGGACTGCCGAGCGATCTGATCGTTGAGCTGATGGGATGGAAATCGAGTGAGATGTATAAGATCTATAACGACCTCACCAGCAAGGACCGCGAGTGGAAAGAGCTGGATGCAATGAAAGAATATCTGAAGAGTGAGGTAGTCCATGATATTTGACCAGGTAATAAATTGGATAAAGGGAGTGTGGAAAATGTTATCAAGTGAGACTGTTAAGAGTAAATTGAGCGTGGATGTAGCGATATCGTCGGAAATGAGCGCAGCTCTTGAAACGTGGTCGCTCATGTACAAGAACCAGGCATCGTGGCTGAATCAGTACGTAAAGTCGATGAACTTACCCGCCTCGATCGCTGGTGAGTTGGCCAACCTCGTAACCATTGAGATGTCGGTGAAGATCGAAGGCGATTCAACCCGGGCAGTGTATCTGCAATCTCAAGCAGATAAGGTGTTGTCAAAACTCAGGCAGATGGTTGAGTATGGCAATGCCAAAGGCGGGTTGATCATGAAGCCGTTCCCCAATGGCAAAGAGATCGATGTCGATTTCGTCCAGGCTGACCAGTTTATGCCAGTGGCTTTTGATGCGAATGGAAACGTCACCTCCTGTATCTTTGTTGATCAACGTGTGCAGGGGAAAGAGTATTTCACCAGGTTGGAGTGGCACGTTTTTGATTCCACAAAAGAAATGGTCACGATCAAGAACATTGCGTTTAAGGCGAACTCCACCTCTGACATTGGACGTGAGATCCCGTTGACCGAATTCGAACCCTGGGCATCATTGAAGCCAGAGGCAGCGATCATCAAGGTAAAGGCACCTCTTTACGGTTATTATCGTTTTCCCCAAGCTAACAACGTTGATCCTACCAGTCCGCTTGGTGTGAGCTGCTACGCGCGCGCCGTGGACTTGATCAAACAGGCTGACACGCTGTGGTCAGATCTGTTGTGGGAGTTCGAATCAGGCAAGCGCGCTATTTTCGCTGATGTGCTGGCATACGACCGTGACGATGAAGGCAAACCGATTCTCCCGGACAAGAGGCTGTACCGGGCGCTGAGTAACTCCTCACAATCCATTGGAGAGGATGGATTCTTCCACGAATTCAGTCCAGAATTCCGAGAGGCGTCAATTCTTTCCGGGCTGGATGCCATTCTGAAAAAGATTGAATACAACTGCGGACTGGCTTATGGCACCATTTCAGACCCACAGGTCGAGAGTAAGACCGCGACCGAGATAAAGATCAGTAAGCAGCGCACCTATGCCACTGTGAAGGGCATGCAGAACGCTCTCACAACCTGCTTGAACCAACTCGTGTACGCAATGGATGTGTGGGCAACGCTCAATAGGCTTGAAACACCCGGGAAATACTCCGCTGTCTTTGGATACGATGACAGTGTCGTTGTTGATAAAGATGCTCAATTCCAGCAGGATCTGCGAGTGGTGGGGCAAAGGATCATGGGGCGCGTGGAATTCAGGATGCGCAACTATGGCGAAGATGAAGCCACTGCGAAAAAGAAAATCGCTGAAATTGACAGTGAGCAAGCTACCCAGGACGAAAAAGAAAACATGTTTGAAGGAGCGTAATGAAGTATAATAAGAGAGCCGCGACGGGGATAACCGTCCGGCTCAATGGTCAAGCGTTCGAGGCGCTCAACGACATGATTATACCCCAACCTAAAAACAATTTAAATTCCGGCGTCTATGAAATCGTCAATACCTTGAATGGTCATAGGTATATTGGCAGTAGTTTGAATTTAAACAAAAGAAGAAACGAACACCTTAGAGACTTACAAAAAGGGAAACATCACTCTCAATATTTACAAAGAGCTTGGAACAAATACGGAGAAAAAAACTTTGTGTTTTCCGTGATTGAATATTGCGATAAAGACTTGTTAATTTCAAAAGAACAAAACCACATAAATGCGGTTCACCCGTCGTACAACATCTCTCTTACCGCCGGAAGTCCACTTGGAGTAAAACATTCACTTGAAACAAGGAAAAAAGTAAGTGAAGCTGGAAAAGGGCGTGTTTTTTCCGAAGAACATAAACGAAGAATAGGTCAATCAAATAAAGGGAAAATACGATCAGAAGAAGCAAAAATAGTAATGGCTAAAAACAGTACTGGAAGAATATTTTCTGAAGAATCACGCAGAAAAATGAGCGAGTCTAGTAAGAACCGCGTACACAAAATGGGCTATAAGTTGTCTGAAGAAACGAAAACAAAAATAAGTAAATCACTTTTAGGAAATAAACGAACAATAGGGCGCGACCCATGGAATAAAGGTAAACGTGGGTTATATCAAGCCTCTGAAGAAACAAGAGTAAAGATGTCACTAACCAGAACTGGAAAAAAGCATTCGGAAGAGGCGAAGCGTCATATGTCAGAATCTAAAAAAAGGTATTGGGAGGAAAAGCGAAGTGCTGCTTGATCAACTTGATGTTTTGATGGAGCCAATCATCAAACTTTACCGCGACTTTGAAGATGCGGTAATTTTGGATATTATTCGCAGACTTGTAAAAATGGGTAAGGTTACTGATACGGCAGCATGGCAATTAAACAGGCTTCAACAAAGCGGATTAGCTTACGATGCTGCAATTGAGAGAATATCAAAACTAACGGGTCTGAGCGAAATAGAACTAAAAACCCTCTTTAAAAAAGCCGGCGTGCAATCCATTGAATTTGACAACAAACTATATAAATTAGCTGGCTTAAACCCAAAACAAGTATCACCTGCGATGGCAGAAGTGTTTCAAATTGGGCTTCAAAAAACTAATGGAATCTTGAGGAACCTTACTCGCACTACGGCGATGGATGTGCAGAATCTGTTTATTGATGTTGTGGACACTGCATATCAGGAAGTGATAACAGGCGCGTTTTCATACGATCAAGCTATTCGCCAGGCTGTAACCAACTTAGCGGATAAAGGTATTAGCGCGGTCAGTTATGCGAACCGGGTTGACTTTATGGAAACAGCCGTAAGGCGCGCGGTACTAACCGGAGTTTCTAACACGGCTATGCAGTTACAACTCAAAAGAGCCGAGGAAATGGGGACTGATTTGATGTCTGTGAGTGCTCATATTGGTGCCCGTAACAAGGGCGAAGGTCCAATGAACCATGAGAGTTGGCAGGGTCAAGTCTACTCAATTAGTGGCACGAGTGCCAAATATAAGCCGCTTTTTGCGACAACCGGACTAGGCACAGGCGAAGGTCTCGGGGGATATAACTGCCGTCACAGCATGTACCCATTCTTTGAAGGTCTATCTCAAAACGTATACGACCAGGCAGTTTTGGATGATTATGCCAATGAGACCGTAACCTACCAGGGCAAGGAAATGACCGTGTACGAGGCACTGCAGATTCAGAGAAAATACGAGCGCCAAATCCGAAATTGGAAAAGGCGTTATGAGGCGCTCAATGCCGCGGGTCAGGGGTATTCAGTCGAGGCAGTCAATGCGCTAAATAAAGTGGCAGAATATCAAGCCAAAATGCGAGATTTCGTCAAACAGACCTCACTTGATAGGCAGCGGATCCGCGAACAAATCTGACCTGTAAAATTACGCAATTGCTCAGCTCCCTATTAGAAGTTATCTTGTAATTACATATCACCAATTCGCCTGAATGGAGCGTCATCCATTCAACACGCCGCGGACGTAACCGCGTAATCAAATCGTAGTGTGAACTGGAAGGGAAAGGGTAATCATGAAACGTGAAGAGTTGAAAAAGTTGTTAGGCGAAGGTGCGGACGAAAAGGTCATTGATGCAATTATGGCTTTACACGGCTCTGACCTGGAATCACACAAAACCACAGCAACAAAAGCCGGTGACGATCTGAAAGCCGTCCAGGGGCAACTTGAGGAAGCGAAAAAGCAGATCAAGTCCTTCGAAGACATGAAGCCGGAAGATCTGAAAAAGGCTGTTGGTGACTGGGAAACGAAATACAAGGAACTGGAAACCCAGCACGCCAACGAGACCAAACAGCGCACATTTGAAGCTGCCCTTGAAAAAGGACTGACCGCTGCCAAAGTCAAGGACGTTGTAGCTGTAAAAGCTCACCTGAAACTTGACGGTCTCAAACTCAATGAGGACGGTACCTTTGTCGGCCTCAAAGAGCAACTCGAACCGCTTCAGAAAGAAAAAGATTACCTGTTTGAACCGGCTGGTGATGGCGAGGAAGAAGAAATTCCCTCGATCGTTACCGGAGCCAAAGGAACGCCCACAAAAACTTCAACATTTGAGGCTGCTTTACTTAAAGGCGCGGGCCTAAAAGAGTGGCCACAGGAATAGGAAAATAGGAAATGACTCAATCAATCGCACTCGTAACAATGTTTTTGAAACTTATTGACACTGTTTACAAACAGCAAAGCAAAACCGCCATTCTGGACGCCATGACCGAAGCCCCTTCGTTCTTAAACGCGAACGAAGTCAAGGTCATGAAGTTGTCGACCGTTGGTCTTGGCAATTACAGCCGTACCACAGGTTATCCTGCTGGCGACATCACCGCGGCCTGGGAAACAATGCAACTCTCCATCGAGCGTGGTCGTGCATTCACCCTGGATCGCATGGACAACGAAGAAAGCCTCGGACTGGTCCTGGGCAACTTGATCACGGAATGGATGCGCGTGCACGTTGCTCCTGAACTCGACGCGGTCCGCTTTGCCAAGTACGCCGCGGACGCTGGAAACGTTGTTGGTTCTCCGACAACTCTTTCCGCTGCAGCCGATGTTCTGGCTGCCATCGACGCCGGCAATCTTGCCCTTTCCGAGGACGAAGTTCCGGAAGAAGGACGCAAGCTCTACATCACCCACACTCTCAACGAACTCTTGAAGGGTGCCATGACCCGCACCTGGGGGAATGATCAGAGCCTCAACCGCGCTGTGAAATTCCTGGAATCAACCGAGATCATCGCCGTACCTCAGACCCGGTTCTACACCGAAGTGACCCTGAACGCTGGATCCTCGAGTGATGCAGGCGGGTTCACCAAGACCTCGAGCACTGGCAAGGACATCAACTTCATGATCATCCACCCCCCCGCTGTCTGCCAGCCGATCAAACTCAACCAGGTGAAATACTTCAACCCGGACGTCAACCAGCTCAGCGATGGGCACTTGTGGCAGTATCGCCTGTATCACGATGCCTTTGTGTACGACAACAAAGTCAATGGCATCTATCTCCACAAGAAAGCTTAACCATTTATGACATTCAAAACCGGTACTTGGGGACCTCAAAGCAAAAGAGAGAAGCCGAAATAGGAACGATTACTTTCGGGAATATAAGAAACAAAGAGATAGTACAAAACTCTCTGCAAGATTTGAGGTTGAAAAAGCTATAGATCGAGGCGATTTGTCAAAGCAACCATGTCGCGATTGTGGCTTTATTGATGGAAGGGTAGAAGCTCATCACCCCGATTACACAAAGCCGCTTGAAATAATCTGGCTTTGCCCCAAGCATCACCGGGATGAGCATAAGAAAACGAGGAAAAATGAAGCTCTCTAAAAAAGGTATCACAATCGAGGTTGAAAGCAAGACCGAGATTGATCGTTTGAAACGGGCGGGGTACGAACAGGTTGTCGCGGTCCCTGAACCTGTTAAGGAACCGGTAACAGACCCGGTAAAGGAACCAGAACCTGTGGCTCCCAAAGCGGTTGCAGAACCCAAAAAGGCAACCGAACCCAAAAAGGCAGGTAAATGATGAAATCCGTTACCCCTAATGGCTTGCTCAAGGCTGTGAATGACAACTTCGCGGCTCTTGCGTACAACCTCCCCGTGGATCCACTTTTTGTGGATCCCGGGGTCAATGCATCTGGTAACGGTCTGTCCTGGGAGAACGCGTACAAGACCATGACCGAAGCCCTCGCAGCTGTTCAAACCGGCGGAGTAATCTACTTCCGTGGTGACATTCGTGAAGAATGTATCGGCTCGAATCTCGTGTTTGACGTGACCATTTGCGGCACTGGATTCCTGCATCACCCGGATCTGCCTGCTACTGGTTATGACCCAGGCGGGTCAATGTGGCGCGCTCCTGCCAGCCCAACCACCGCAACGCCATTGCTTGAAGTTCGCGGACGCGGCTGGCAGTTCCTCAATTTCTCCGTGGATGCCCCTGTGGATGCACCAGCGTTTCTACTGAAACGCAACGCACTTTCGGGTGAGGCTGAGTACGACGCCTCTCATGCCAGGTTCGAAGGCGTTCGGGGAATGGCTGGTCAAAACTTTATCGCAGACAATGGCGGTTGCTACAACGTGACCGTTGATGGCTGCGAGTTGTCTCAATTCAGCGCCGCCGCGATCATCAACACCAGCACCGCCGTGGCCAATCCTCTGAACTGGAAGATCCTCAACAACATCTTCCCGGCTGACACATCCGACTTTGGGAACGTCACCCACATCGACTCCCCGCTGAACAGCGCGATCATCAAGGGCAACATCTTCGGTAAGGTACGTTCAACTGCTAAGTACATTGATCTGACCGGTGGTAACAACAACATCGTGACAGAAAATGTGCTGGGTGGTGAGTACGATACCTCGAACTATGTGCCTGGCACCGGTGACGAGTGGATGCAGAACGTGTGTGCTGTAACCGCCACGACCGCCCCAGATGGCCGCTCCGTGGCTGTTCCC